ACTACAGACACGAGCACTTGTTTCTCTGCCATTTCACGCACTTGAGGTGACATGTCAGCACCGATGTTACCGGCAAAGTTAAATGCGTCTACTAAACCTACAGCAAGGTTTCCAAGAACTGGAATAGCTGCAAGTTCTTCATCTACAACAATGTCGTCTGCCTGAGCAGCAACCATTAGTTGTTCAAGGGCTTCCTGATACTCTGTAGACCCAGCTACTGCTGTTTCAAACGTTTCGTAGGCTACTGCTTTAAGTTCGGCTACTTCTTCAGTAGTTAACTCAGTAGGGTCAATAGTTGACGGGTCAACTTCAGTAACGCTAGGAACTTCTGGCTCTACCACAGGAGGTTCAGGTACAACTGGCGGCTCTGGCTCTGGCTCCACAGGTGGCTCCACTGGAACCACAGGAGGCTTTACTGGCTCTACAGGTGGTTCAGGTTCTACAGGCGGCTCAACAGGCGGGTCTACTGGTGGGTCCACAGGAGGGTCAACTGGTGGTACGTAGATTGTTAATGTAGTAGCAAAAGCTGTTTCAGATGGCTTTGAGTAGACTGCTAAAGAGTCGTTATCAGAACGAACCCATATTTTAATCTCTTTGTTTTCTGGTAAACCAGTAATGGTGAACTCATTTCCAACTACACCTACACCCCAACCAGGAAAGTCATCATAGGTCCAAGTAACCGCGTAACGCTCAATAGGAGTGCCGCTGTCTTCTGGTGCATCCCAAGTAACCTTAACGGTATTTTCAACTACAGAAGTCTGCACGTTTACAGGTGCATTTAAGAACGGGTCAACTACAGGAACAGTAGGCTCGGTAGTAAAAAATTCAGCAGGAACAACTGCCCAAGTTAATCCATTGTCTGGAGAGTACATTAGAGTAGTACTAGCCCCACCACCATACTCATAGAACCAAGCGTCTAATGCGTATGAACGTCCACCCTCAATTTGCACATCAGGGTATATTTGACCCCAACGTCCTTTTAGAACCCAGTCATTAGTGATGATAGGTGTTCCATCAAAAGACATCCAAAAGCCGTCATCAGCAGGTGCCATAAACGCATAGGTACCAGACTCTGGGAAAGTTACATAACCTGTGTAGTGAACAAGCACAAATTCTGGTTGGCAACCTGCAACCACACCTGCATACTGGTTATCGTAGTCAGCGTCAATATTGGGTACGCTAGTCCAAGCCCCCTCACACAGTTGGTAAGGCTGGCGTTCTGGGGTTGATTGTGGGTCATATGTATAGACCTCAACGGTTAGTCCTGCGGTGGTTTCCGCTGCAGCTGGGTTAACCAGCCACAGTGGACCAACGGATAGTAGTAGTACGAATAGTGCTGCGGATTGACGCAGGACTCGCATTACTTTTGTTTTTTAGACTCTGCTAAAGCTGCTTCTGCTGAACTAGCAAACGCAACGTTGATTTCATCTTTGTCTAATTCACCATCAACAACGTAAGCACGAGCCAAAGACTCAGCTACTTCCATGATGCCAACAAAAGCTGCAATTGAAGCAGACTGCCATAGTTCAGCACCAAAGACTGAACCAGCGGCTAGCACACCGCTAACCTTTAGAATTACAAGAGCAATAGTTCTCTTGAAGATAACCATAAAAAGTTTCATTTAAGACCTCTAACTAATATTAAATTACTACCAATTGTAAACAAATTAGTGAGGAGATTGTATTTTCTGTATAAGGATACTTTATTTTTTTAAATTCCACTGGCCATATAACCCACACCTTGTGGGTCGCCAGTGGCAATATTACCAGCTAGACCAGCTCGCTGGGCTAAAGAGTAATTTAGGTTTACTGCATCTAAATTTGAACCTGGGTCCATCAACCTAGGGTTTGAAGTTGCAGCTTGTGTCATAACTCTTGCAGGGAAATTAATCCATGCATCTTTTCCCTGAGTATCAATAGCAACTCTTCCAGAGTACTCTGGTTCATAGGGATAAGTAACGCGACTGTTTTCAGCAATGTTACCAGAAAGGTAGTTACCAAATTCAGGGTTCATTCCGGCGTAGATGCCTTTAGCTCTGTCTGGAGATATCCTTCTGTTAATCAAAGCTTTTCCCCAAACTTATTAGTCTTTTCCCCAGGACCCTCAAACTTTACTGTGCTGGTTAAAGCACCTGTACTACGATTAATAGCATAGTAAGCGTCACCTCTAGCCGAGGTGTGCCCGTTGTTAAACTCAAAGATTTTTCTCATGTAAATAGTATGACGGGTGGCTCAGCTATTTTCATGCCAAACCACCCGTCATTACTTAGTTAGTAGTAACTATTCTTACAAACCTAATCTGACTATTTTTGTAGTTAGACAAAGGTTCTACAACAGTTGTTTTACGTTGCTGATGAGCATGAACAATTTTTCCATTGCCAATATATATGGCTGAATGATAGAAAGATGTGGAGCCGTTGTATGCGAATACAACAATATCTCCTAGTTTAGGCTTAGACACTCTACTGCCTACATGGCCTTGTTTATTTGCCGAATGCGGTAACTCTAGACCGAATCGTTTATAGGTCCATTTAACGAGACCTGAACAGTCCCATCCATAGGGACTAGAACCTGAAAACACATAAGAAGTTTTTCCTGCACGAGTTTTAAGGTACTTTACTACTTTTTGCATTTTTGTAGTATTACGTTCAATCTTTGCAAGTTTAATTACCTGCTGAGTACTGAACGTTTCTACTTTAGTTACTGTGGTGCTTGTTACTTTTGTTTCAGTTGTTACATCTGCGATTGACGTAGATGCTGCACAACCAGTGAGAATCAATATCGCACTGGTAATTATTGCGTACTTTTTCATTTGGCGACCTTACCTTTCCTGGGTAGTTAGTACTGGGGTCGTTTATTGTCGAAGTGACATTCACTATTAAGTTATTTAAACACAGTAGCACAGATGTTTGTGTTGGGCAACTACTAACTAATTAAGTACTCTAAAAGCTCAGGGTTGTCTTTAAACACCATTAATAAGGTTTCTTCATACATTCCAATGAAGTAATGCTCTGTATCCTCAAAGTTTAGCTTAGGGTTCATCTTGCTTCCAGTAAAGAATGTAAAACGAATAGCGTGAAGAATCTCGTGCATAACAACCTGTTTCTTACGGGTATCTGAAGCATCCTTATCAAGAACAATCATGTTTCTACGTTCTAGAGTGTAGCCATAGTTGTCTTCGTACAACATTCCATCTTCTTTAGAAGTGTGCTCTACAATAGTCCAAATCTGTGTTCCGATTCTAATTGTTTTAGGAATCATCTGTCAGACCCCCATCCAGAGCCTTTAAAGGTAAGTGATGGTGCTGAAAAGATACGGTCCATGTCGTTACCGCACTTAATACACTTAGGTGTCTTAGATTCTTCAGATATAGCCGCTACTTTAGTAAAAGTAGACTCGCATGGTTCGCACTGGTATTTATATGTAGGCATGGTTATGCCTTGACTAGCTTACGCTTAATTGCGTCAAATACTTTCGGGGACTTCTTAGAAGCCTTTCCGTTTGGACGACTATCGTTACGATTACCTTTTGGTTTTGCCATGTTGTTTTCCTATCTATTAGTTTTTGTGGACCAGCACAGAATCGAACTGTGGTCTTACAGAGTCCTACTGGAGGCTTTGTTCTGCAATCGACGCCATTTCTAGCCCTAGTGCCCCTTGCGATAGCAACGAAATACTACCCGTAGTTACCAGAGTGACGAGGGGCCAATCACTCACATGCATTTAGTCTACTTGATATCTATGACTTTTGGCTTCTTTTCTTCAGGAAGTTCTTTCTTGAATTTAATAACCAGCATACCATTCTCAAGCTTGGCTTCTGTAACTTCCCAGAACTCAGCAATAGCTAGACTTAGCTTAAAGTCACGAGTAGCAATACCTTGGTATACTACCTCACCACGCTGTTTGTCGCTCTGACGGCCTTCAATGGTTAAAACGGAATCCTGCACGGTTACAGCGATTTCGTCCTTTGTGAAGCCTGCTACGGCCACGTTGAGTAGGTTTACGTCGTCCTTCAACGACACAATGTCGTATGGAGGATAACTAGGTTTATTATCTGTGATTTCCTTGAGTTGGTCAAGGAGCGGAGACCAGCCAATTGAAAGGCGGTCTAGACGAGGGAACAAGTCAGCAATAGTAACTATCTTTTTAGTTTCTGTTTGCCACTTCTTGTACTTATCTTCATCAGGGACGGTGTGGATATCCCAAGGATTTTTCTTCTTGTGCTTATCCCATGGGTCATTTGAATATGGTTGTATGTGCATTTTGTCTCCTTAGACGACAACTGTGCCTTAGCATTACTGCCCGAAGCACAGTATATATTTACGGTACCCAATTGGCGTACCTGTATAAATATTAAAGGAAACTATATATGTTTGTCAAGCTATCTAAACCCTGGATTGTCTCTGTGCCATTGCTCAACTGCTCGGGCGATAGGGTCATTCTTAGGTTTGTTCTGCGCCACAGAACGCACACTGTGTCCAGGCTCTGATTCTGTCTCTGATGGACCATTCTCTGCTAGGTCACGTTCTTTTTCTTCACGTGCCTTTTGCTGCTTAGTAGTCTCTGGATACCTTCCATGCTTCTGGAAGTATTCGTGTCTTTCCCATTTATCATCAATGGCCATTTTTATCCTTACAACGAGCCGGCTTTTTTCCGGCCCAGTCAATTTTTAAGGGTAGGTCGCCCCTACTTACCCTCGCCACTACCTAGATTGAATCCATCTTGCTTGGCACTGCCTGTTTGTGCTATTTCTTGTTTCATTGCTCCTTGTACTGCCCTGATTAGGTGTGTTCCAACAACGTTATTATTTCTCCAAGTAGTTACTTTACCGTTTCTAATCTTAGACTGTAGTGCAGTTGCTGGTAGGAGTTCCTTAGGTTCTGGACGCACAAATGACTGTCCTGGGTTAGGTACTCGAGGAAGTGATGGGTCTGTGTTTGCGTGAGGTATGCTTCCATTTTGCAATAGTACAGGAGCACACTTTTCACAGTACTTTAAACGACGACGAACACCAATCTTTGGCTCACCAACTTCAGGTCTTTCAGCGTATACGTGATACTCGAATTGGTCGTTTTTATCAAAGGTTGCTTTATGCCAGTGAGCTAGGTCTATATAACTTTGCATCCTCTTCTTAAGCTGGACGTCTACGGTTGCTCTATCTCCAGAAGATTTCCACTCAGTTGTTCTTACTGGAATTTCTGTAATACCTGCGTTTTCAACTGCGCCTGTAGTTGTAAACAGGTCTCCTCTAGGAGCGGCCTCAAGGTTTTTGCGAATTAACCTTCCAGTTTCTGGGTGGATAATAGTTTCAATGTTTTGTTTATCTGGGTGAAGACTATCTTCAGCAATCCAAGGGTGGTCTTTTTCTAGGTGGGCTTCGCCTTTTAATATAACTCCGCGGTCTACTCTAGACGCCTTTGATAGGGTAGCTTCTCTTCTAGATGTTATATTACCTTGTGCGTCAATATAGTCGGCATCGGATTGTACAGTCTCAGTTTCTCTTCCAGGAGTAACTTGTACAACTTCTCCTCTAGTCGGGTCCCATCTGTGTCTTCCAGTGGTTCCTGGGATAACTACTTCACCAGTGTTTGGGTCACCAACAGGTTTACCGATGTTTACTTGCTTAATCAGACCTTTTTCTTCATCTGTTAGCTTAGGAGCACGAACAGTTGTGTGAGCTATTCTAATTGGTTCTGGATGTACTGGACCCTTGTCGTGAACCCATACAGGTGTCTTAGTCTCTGGGTGAACGACAGTAGTGGCAGTATTGCGACAAATCTTACAGTTACCTGTAGCTCTAACGCTATAGTCTGAAGGAGCGTGCGGCTCAACTTCAGGAGCTACTACTTCTTCCTTAACTTTAGAACGCCCCTGCCCCCTACTTGCAGCAAGTTTAACTAAGTTTCCGACAAACTCATCGGAGTTCTCTTTTGAGATAAGGGCATCTGGGTCGTACTCAATGCCTCGGATTGGGTGCTTAGTGACTTTGCCTGGTGCTGTGTGCCTCCAAACAGCTCCATGCTCTGGGTGCGGGTATAGCGTGACTTCTGTACCACATTTATCACAGTCGGCTTTTTGGCCGGGAAGGAAGTTAGGTTCTGTCATTTTATACCTTAATTACGGGGGCGTTTTAAGTTTAGCTTTTACTCGGACAGTTTTCTTTGACGAAACTGTTCTAGAGAGATTACGTTGTTAGGTGTTTCACCATTATTATCTGCAGATTCTACTTTTTCAGATAGTGATGGATGGTTAGGAGAAAACTTTCTAACTCTTGCTTGAGCCGCTCTCAAGTCTTCTCTAGTCATAGGAGTGTGGTGCTGGTCTAGTAGAGAATCTACCTTTTGCTTATCAATTGTATCACCGAAGTATGCGTGACTCTTGTACTCTGTCTCATTACCATTGTCATCTATGTCCCAAGAGCGGAATAGTCGTTGGTTACATACCGCACAGGTAAGTGGCTTTTTACGTCCAAACATGGGGGTTATCTAGGCCACTGCTTACCAAGAGCTGCGTGAATCTTTGGTCCAATCTTTTTAGCTCCTTTTACAGCAAAGTGAGCTCCGGCGTATATAGCCATACCTTTTAGACCAAAGTCACCTGCATTTTGCACCATTTCACCAAAAGGAACAGCGTCTCCGATTGTTACGTACTCGTGACTGTATTCGTGTTGTCCACTACCAACCATACGGTCGTTTATCTTTAACACGGTGTCTTGTGCTGTACTGTCTCCAAGAAGGCTTCCTGTAGCAGCTAGACCACCAGCAACAAGAGTGTTTCTAATAGACGGGCGAAGTCTTCTCTTCTCCATAATCAATCCTTTGTTCAATGAATCAATTGTGCCATACTACAGGGGCGTTTTAGGCGTAAAAATTGTTTCACGTGAAACTAGGCTACTGCCTGGCAATAGGGGGCCTCAACGGCGTGTCTGCCCTGGGCACTTGCTGCCTGAAATGTAAATAAATGCCAATAGGTTATCAGGCTTGTATAAATACCCCCAATGTAGTGTGGATACTGACGGGGATACCCTAACCCTTACGGCATTGCCAATAAGGGAGATTATGGAATACCTGATAAGGTATTGGCAGTAGTATTTGCCAATAGGTTATCAGGTTTCTATTATTTCGGCTAATCTAGTGTTGTTATTGACGGCAGATACCCTAACTATCTACGGGAATACACACTTATTAGCAGTGTTGGTATCTATGGTGTTTCAGTTGGCAATACCTAAGGCATTGTAGTGTCTTAGGTATTGCTAATACTGTGCTAGGTCTTGGTAATCCATTCACGGTTATCTAACAAATACTTAAGGAGTATTATCATGACCAATTACAACGCTGACGTCGAGGACGTCAAACAACTGGCACGTCGTATCGAGGACGCTAAGAAACTCGAGACACTGCCAAGCATCACAGTAACAATGTCACCAACAGTAGCAGACCTTATGGTCACGCTATTGTCTATCTACGACGCTCGTATGGTCGCTAAGCGAACAGAAGAGCAGTACGCGGCATACGTTCAGAAGCAGGTTGCCAATGGCAAGTCTGATGCTGAAATCGACGCTTGGGAGACATGGAGAGTACGTAACGCAAGTTATGCATTCACCACGCTTCACTCAAAGGTCGATGGCGTATGGGAATACGACAAGTACGGCGAAGTTCTCCTAGAGATGTTCGTCGACACTGCTGAACTAGCAAAAGATGAGTTCGCTCCGGTAAAAGACACGCTTAAAGCGGGTCTTATCGCTGCGACAGTCTCTGCTTAACTAGCAACCCTCAAGACCTAGCATGGTATTAGCAATATCTAAGCGTTTCGGCTACTGCTGAAGCACAAAGTATTGCTGACAGCTGGACTGCCCAGATTATCAAGGGCAAAGCCACGCTGTTATCAGGTAAGTCGCACCTATAAGCGGCTCGGTCTTGTTGACGTATGCAGCAAGCGTGAAGCCGTATGCGTGAAGCGGGTCGTAAGCCCTATGTGCCTAGAAGTTGTAGGCGTTCTGTCAAAAGAGCATAGGGCACGCTCATCAACAAAGAAAGAAGGTGGTCTTATGAGCAGCAAGAACCAACGAGTAAGAACCGAGATAACTCGTAACATAGAGTTGGTCAGAGAACTATCAGAAGCACCAAAGCCAAAGCCAGTAGCCCATCCTAGTGCTAGAAAGCCAGTCGAAAGACTGTCAAATAACATGGGAGAAGCCTATCTGGAGGCTTTAGCGAAGAAAGACCAGAGATAAGGTCGAAACAGGGGTGTAAGCCCTGTAGCTGCGTTATGCGTAGCCTGACGAGACCAAAGGAAGGAGTCAGTATGCCATACAAGTACGTATTTGGGCAAAAGTATTACAATAAAGCCCTATCAAAGAAGCATATCAACTATATGTTGTTCAATATGCTTGGAGAACCTGAAGGTGAGAGAAGTGCTAAGGCTTACCTTATGCTCAAAAGAACTACTGAGCCAGAACTACGCCTTATGGGTAAGTTTGAAGACATTTGGTTCAGAGAATACGAAGAAATGGAGGAATCAAAATGAGTAAGTGTACTCATGAAAAAAGCGCTTTATATGAGTGGAAATGTGGTCTTATAGAAGTTTTCTGTGAAGATAACGAATGCTGGGCTAGTTTTGGTAATTCTTACATAGAAATAGCCGTTAGGTGTAAATGTAAGACATATGGTGGTTGGGAAAGACCTAAATATGTCTTACAAGGTAGTATTACTGAGATACAAGCGCTCAGAATAGTGGCTAACCTTAAAATAGCCCAAAAAGTGTAATCTTCTCTCATAGAAGCAAGGATAGTTTAGTGAATTTTCTATCCTCTAAGTCTTCTATATATCTCTCTAATATAAGACCTCCTGAGAGATGAATAAAGGGGGCAAAGCCCCCTTAAACCCCCGTAACAGGGGCATTCTAAGGGTAAATCGGGGGCTTGTCTATGACCACGAAAGTCGCTTCTATGAGAAGACGTATCCGCTATTAATTAGGCAAGCCCCCCAATCTATATGAAAGGTAGGTAAGTAATGCTAGTAAGTCAAATGACTGATGCTGAGCGTAAGATATACAACCAAGGTAAGCGTGATGAACGTAAGGCTATCTATAAAAAGATTGCTGATAGAACCTATGGTAACAATGGTGAAAATAAGTGCGAAACAGGTTGGCACATTACATTAGCCTGCACTGATACAGGACGTGGATGGGGTAGCATAATCTGCTTGTGTGAATTCAAATACCTAATAGGTTATGGAAGAAAGAAAAGGTAGATAATGACTGAGCGTAATCAGTATTACATTAAGTTTAAGCCATTCAATATAGCCAGTGGCTTGAAAGGTAGGGCTATACCTGACGGTGGTTGGGTAAGAATACCTTATACATTATGGTTATACCTAGCAACAAGGAGAAATAAATGAGTAAAGCAGGGTTAAAGTCACTGATAGCAGTAAGTTTACTGTTTGCTGGTCTTGTATCTTGGCAGTTAGCTAATCAGTATGAGTTCAGTTACATGCTTAATGAAACACCTGAAGCAATGAAAGCATACTCTAGTGCAATGTCCTTGACTATAGCGTTTATGACGCTAAGTTGTGTGACATTTATCTGGTCAGCAGTAGCAGCATACTTTAGGGAGTAATCATGGACCTAAACACAGCAGTTGGACACACTCTAAGAAGAGTTCGATTAAAAGATAACCTTACATTGAGAGCCGTATCTAAACGAGCCTCAGTAGCGTTAGGTCATCTGTCTGATATAGAACGGGGCAATAAATGCCCAAGCCTACCAATGGTCCAAGCAATATGGACGGTAGGATTACGCAAAGACATATCTTATCTTATGAAAGAGATAGATAGAACATTGGAGGAAAACTAATGAGAAAAAGAAAAGGCCCTAAGGCTAGAAAACAAAGTGTATGCGTCATTTGTAAAATGCGTGTACAACGTAATGGGTCTGCTGACTTTGACTTCGAATTTTGGGGACACAGCAGGTATCCTATGGACCACCCAGCAACACCTAACCGTAAAGCAATCAAGTGGTATAAGAAAGGTATTATCTAATGAGTGATTTATCACTAGCAGAACAGTATAAAAACGTTATTGCTGACTTAGAGCAAGCAATAGGGTTTAAAGAAAAGTCAATGAACAAAGCATTGAGTGTTCTTAACACTAGGTTGTATGAACTAGAAGAAATCTGGTCTATACCTGATGAAGAATGGGTTGACCCTGTAGATGACCCAACAACATTGGCTAAGTTAGTTAATGATTCATTCAGTGATTCATTGAAGAATAACACTAATGTTGTTGATGAAATAAACGCTAGATTGAGTAAATTTAGCAAGGAAGAAGACACCAATGAGTGAATTTCGTAAAATATCTAATCGTTTACTTTACCGTTGGAAGTTTTGGTTTTGGGTAGAGCGTAAAGTAAGTGTAAAACTACGCCGTATTGATAAAGAAATAGGTGCTATAAGACTACACAATATGAAAATCCTTGCTGATGATAGTAAGGGTCGAGACTTTAGTTTTGCACCTAGAAAGTAAGTTTCTGTTAGCAATCTCGTTAACAGATAGCCATAAGAAAAAGGAGAAAACAAATGGCAGCAACAACAAGCATCCGAGTGGATGTTCAACTAGCAAAGGCTAAGCTTCAGGCTCGTCTTGACAAGCACAACAAGGCATTTGCTGACTACAACAAGGCACTAGACAAGTACAACTCAGACCTTGATAAGTGGTCACTAAAGGTAATCAAGCACAAGGATACCACTAAGGTATCTGGAAGTTATCACGGTAGTTCAATAAGCGTAGAAGTTCCTCAGTCTATGATGGACAGTAAGCCTAAAATGCCAAAGGAAAGCGACTTTCCTGGTATCTTGGACTACCGTAGTTCTTACGGCAACGTAAGTTCTGTCGAAGCCATTGAGAATGCCTTAGGTATTCTTGAAATTACTGTAGATGCTGTAATCAATGTCAATGCAATCAAGGGCGTAGGCACATTCCTTAAATAGTTTGTAAGGAACTGTCACTAGCAGCAGAGATGTTGCTAGTGGCTAGCCTTTACAAAATGTAAGGGGCAGTGATGCCTGTCTAGAACCAAGGGCTAAAGAGCCTGCTACAACGTAGGGTATTGTGCGGATAAGTAAGGGTATACTCCGAAAGTCTTATATCTCAGGCCAAGAGTGTAGATTCTCCGGTAATTCTAGAACTAGACAGGCATTACACATTAACAAAGGAGAAACAAATGAAGATACATAAAACAAGTTGTAAACACCACGCTGAATGTAAGTGGGAAGCAGAAGTAAAAAGTTCAGGGATAATTTGGACTAACAAGTTTAAAACGTATCGTGAAGCATTTGTATGGGCTATACAAATGAAACTTCCATAAAAATTCTATGTAGCAATACATAGTATCTGGTGTGGCTAGGCCAGTCAATCAAAGCCTTATGTTAATGAGAGATTAACCGGTAGACACTTTGGCTGGTGTCTTCGTAGGATAGTTCCTTGGTAGGCAAGTAGTTCGTTAGCGATTGCTGAGTTTATGCTACTTGAGATTGCCCACATGACTAGAGCATGTTAATTAAAAATATTATAACTCACATCAAGCCCCCTCCTAGCAAACATAATGTGTCCATATGACTAGTTACTGTTAGTCAGGGGGCTTGCCTATAACAAGCGTATAGGCAGGGCGAGCCCGACACAAACATCTCTGCCAGCGTTGCTATAAGCATTACACCTATAAGCAAGTCTTATATATGTAGTGTCTATAGCAATATAGACAAGCCTGCTAACAACCGTTAGTAGTTCAATATAAAGAAAGGTTGGTGTCTTATGGAAAACAATATCCCTAGGATAACAGAGCAAGACATTATTGATAACCACGCTGCTTTTTACGTGGTTAAGAAATGTCTTGACTGTGCAATCACAGACCCTGATAACGGGACTGAAGTAATGGAAATGCAGTTTCCTACAATGGAATCAGCAGTAGCATTACTCGAAGGCTTCACCAAAGTTGGTGTTGCCAAGCATAGAAATGCTGAATATAAAGACGGCATTTTGTATATGACTGATGGCGAAGGTAATTCCCATCGTTATATACAAGCCGTTATGACTGGTACGCCAAAGATTGTTTGGCAGACCACTGATGAAGCAATTGCTAATCAGGAAATCGCTAGCAAGTTCAACGACATTATGAGTGGCGTAGAACTTGATGGCCCAACCGAATAAGAAAGGCAATACATGTACGCAGCTATGATGAAGTCTCAAACTTCAACTGGCGAGATGCGAACAGTAGCAGTAGTTCCTACTACTGATGATGTTCGTATCTTCTCACGATTAGGCGAAGGCCGTGGTCGTGCTGGTGCTTGGATAGAAGGCGATGTGCTCATTGAACAAGATGAGTTACTAGTTGGACAGCCAGTATCACTCAAGACTACTCCGTCAGAAGACAGGGTAATCAACTCCACCATTACACCATCAATGTTCTTGGTTAAGTTAGGTAAGAAGTTACCTGAAACAACTAAGCCTAGTTCAAGGTCAGCACTAGAAGAGTTTCAATCTCTACTAGAACAGGCATTGAATGACCCTAGTTCATTGTCAGTGTATGAACAAGCAATTGTTCTAGTAACACAAGCCACACCACAACCAGTGGTGCAACAGCAGGTATCAATTCCGATGCCTGTCCAACCCATGATGTCTGAGGAGGCACCTATGGAAACAGTAACACCAATGCATACATCAACCGATGCTGTGCTTATCATCCCAGAAGTAAAGTCTTACTTTGAACGAACTATGCCAGGTGGCGTCAATGATGCTCAAGTTGCAAAGTTCTGTCAAGAGAACCAAAATACTTTGCTTATTACTGGTCCTGCTGGTACAGGCAAGACTAGTTTCGCTGAGTACTTTGCAGCAATCAATCGTCTACCATTCGTAGTAATCGAGGGTAGTCGTCAGATTGACGAAAGCAAAGTTCACGGTCGTTTCTTCCCTACAGGCGTTGGTAACAGCGTTGTATGGAAAGACAGCCAGTTCCTTACTGCGATTCAGCAGCCATCAGTAATCCTTATCAATGAGCTAAGCCGTATGCCTGCCAAGGCAGCAGACTTGTTCTTGCGTGTTCTTAACGAGCGTGAGTTAATCATTGACCAACTCAACAAGGTTGTTAAGGTCCACCCTGATTGCTTGTTTATCGTTGACCAAAACACAGGTGTAGGCTATGCAGTTACCAAGCAAGACATTGCTTTGGTTGACCGTATGCAGCCTAAGCTTGAATTTGATTACGACATTGATGTAGAGCGTAAGTTCATCAAGTCTGAAGCATTGCTACAGTTTGCAAATAGCATTCGTGAAGCGGCTAGGACTACTGACCAATTCACTACACCAATGTCACCACGTATCTTGATGAACTTCATTAAGCAAGCACAGAAACTCAACCTTGGCTTTGCAGTTTATTCATTACTCAACAACTTCCCTAAGGATGATGGTGAGCGTGAAGCAATCAAGATGCGTCTTGATGCAGACATCGATGCTATTGCAGCAGACCTCGGTGTATCACTAGACAGTTACTCTGCCTAGTCAATCAGGGTGGGGGCATAAGCCCCCACTCTATCTATAGTAAAGGAGCAATACATGACTGAATATAGTCGTGATTCATTTGATTATAGTGACCTTGGTATTAACGTTGACTTTAGTGTTGACAATACCAATGCCATTGATAAGCAGGATGAACTCAAGGAACGTATGTCTCAGGTAGTATCTAAGTTTGCTAGTGCACTAACGGCTAGACAAATTAACGTATCAATCTCTAGTAATGCAGATGATTTTTACCACTCACCTAATGGCACCGTTGCTAAATCAGATGCAGAGAATATCATATTCAACCCCAAGAACATTGGTGACTTGACTGACCCTGATGTTGCGTTGCAACTTCGTGGTGTATCACTGCACGAGATAGGTCGTATCTTATTGACCCCTCGTGCTGGTAGTAACTTAGTCAAGTGGGTTCGTGGTAACAAGTATGAGCGTGCGTTCAATGCTTTAGAAAGTCAACGAACAGAAGTGTTCTTGAGTGCTAAGTATAGTAACGTCAAGCATTGGTTCACTGCATCTATTGCCAAGTATCTACTTGACAATCAGACAGAGTTAGGTATGTTGTTTCCATTGATAGATGGCAGGACATACTTACCTCTCGAGTTGCGTAAAGCATTGCGTAAAGCATTCGTCATACCTGAGTTAGTCACTGAGTTATCTAACATCATCAATAGATACACAGTGCTTAACTTGTCTGACAGTGCACAGATACCTACAGCAATGCAACTTATCACTGAGTATCATAACCTTATTGACCAAGCATTCAAGAACTCTGCTAAGGATAGATACCAGCAACCTCACAGTGGTTGGGATGAGATGCCTAATATGAATGATGATAGTAAAAGTTCTATCATCAAGTCATCAGAAAAGTCTAAGCCTATGAACAAAGCAGGTCAGGACCGTATCATCGAGAAGATTCTTAAAGAACGTGACAAAGAGTTCAAAGAGTCTGATGGTGATGAAGAAGGTGAAGAGTATGATAAGCCTGAGTCTAGTGACAATCCTCAACCTGGTGACCAGCCTGGTGATAAGCCTGGTGATAAGCCTGGTGATAGCGATGGTGATGGCGAGGGTGACAAGCCTGGTGATGGTGACTCCGATAAGCCTGGTGGTCAATCAGTAGGTGCTGCACCTAAACCTGGTATGGTAAATGATATTACTGGTATGGCTAAAAAGCATCTCAGTAATACTAAGAACATACTTCGTGAAGATATCAATGATATGGTTGCTAACTTTAATGGTGATGTCACACTATCTAGCAAGCACCAACCTACACCACAGCGTAGCAATTACGAGCGTCAAATGCCTGTAGCACCTGAAGTTATACAGCAGGTCAAGTCATTCGTCAACCAATTAGAACTGATACGTGCTGAGCATGACCCAGGTTGGGAGCGTAAGGTTAATGGTGGCAAGCTTAGCGTATATCGTTATGCTACTGGTGGTGCCGTAGATGAAGTGTTTGATAGATGGGATGAGGGTCGTGAAGATGTCGTAGACATTGAGACAGTCATCTTGCTAGATAACTCTGGCTCTATGAGTTGGACTATCGAGTCAGCACACGATTCTATGTGGGCTATCAAGCGTGCTATGGATAAGATAGGTGCTGCTACTACAGTGCTTACCTTTGCTGATGATGCTCGTATGCTGTACAGTGCTGACCAACGTGCCAAGGTAACTAAGACATTCGTTGGTACTGCTGGTGGTACTAGTCCTAAGCAAGCCCTTGACTATGCTAAGTATGTCTTTGCTAATAGTGAGCGTGCTATCAAGATACTTATTGTTATCACTGATGGTGTTTGGTATAACGCTAAGGAACAGGACCAAATCATACACACACTTCGTAAGGCTGGTGTCATTACTGCCTTAGGCTATGTTGATGAGTCTCAACAATGGGATGCCGAACGTCGTAAGGCTTGGGGTTATGACAAAGGCTTAAAGATTGATGGTCACAACGCTGAGATTGTAGTGCCACTTAGCAACGGTAATGCTTTGCTTACTCTTGCCAAAGCGTTGGTCAAGGTTGGTATCAAACGTAATCTAGATAAGTAAGGGAGAATAACTAATGGGTTATTGGATTAATCATCACGTAAAAGCAATAGGTAAGAAAGAAGATATAGATGCTTATATATCTAAACTTACTCAACGTCGCCCTAAGTCATTAAACGATGAAGGAGATATAGTATGGTCTGAAGAACAGTTCTCATTCTATAATATAATCTCTCCTCCAGAAGAGTTATTAATTTCTGGAGAATGGTGGGGTAAGGAAGGTGACTTCTGGAGAGCACAGAACTGGGAATGCTATGATGCACCTGCTGACGAAGTAAGTTCGTTTAGTCATGGAACAGGCACAACATCAATCATACGTATTGATACTAAATATGAATGGCCGATAAAAGTCTTCCATGAACTTATCAAACAATACCCTAACCTAGAGTTTAACGTATGGTCTGAAGGCGAAGAGTCCGAGGCTGTTGAAATTGTAGGGGTTAATGGTACATCTACTCAAACTAATTACGAATCACCTAACTGTCATGCTGATTGGGAAGCAAGAGATATGTTAGATAGTTGTTGGTGCAATCATTACGAGGATGATAGTGAATGGTATGAAGACTGTCCTAGAGAAGAACAAACGTTATATAAAGTCGAAGTAAAACATACTCATTATATAACAGCCAATAGTATGAAGTCAGCTATGGAAGCCATTCAAGCGTACGAGAATGCGTTTGATATGCCTGAGTATACTACGTTGACTAAGTACGATATAACACCAGAGATTCTTGTTACTCCAGCAGAAGTTGCTGAGTAATGAGTAGCAACAACACGTCAGCACATAGGCAGGCGTGCCAACACAAACAAACAGGAGAAACAAATGGAAAAAGTAATATCAATCCGAACTGATAACACAGTAGAGATTACAGAAGTAGAGTCTATTGAATACGAGACTCTATCCACAGCAGTAAACGGAATGATTGAGTTGGTTAGTATCAGTGAAGACATTGATATGTGGCTCAATGAAGAAGGTAAACTCATTGGGCTTGAGCCTAATGTTATAGCAACAATGTTGTTCTATAAAGCATTTTCTAAGTTTGACTTAGTTATGGGTAATGTAATCATAACTGGTGGCTCAGATGATGAAGGTAAAACAATTGGTCTATCAGATGAATCAATCGTAGACATCATGACAATGCTGCAGAGTGGTATTGAACAAGCACTAGAAGAAAAGGATAACGACTAATGGAAACTAAAATCGCAAGGTTAATGAAAGTAGACGCACCAATGAAGATGTATGAAATGACTCCTCATTATTATGGTGCAGCAGTCATAGCCGTAACTACTGGACAGAACTTTATAGACCTTATAAGGATGTATGGAGAAGATGTATCAGAGTACGACCAAATTAAAGGTAATGAAACTAAAACAATGATATTACCTGGAATTGATTTAGGTGAAGGAATTGCTATATCTAAAGGGCTAGGAGCATTTGTTGAAGGCACGCTTGAAGAAGCATTAGCTGAAGAAGGCTATGTCATTTTGGATATAGGATAATGTCAGAAGATACAACTAGAATCTGTGGTTATTGTCATACAAAAGACCACGATAAATGTCGTCCAATAATCCGTTGGTACGATAAAGAATGGTATTGCTATTGTGAATGCCAAACTAAAGAAGGAGAAACAAATGAACACAGTGTATTGCCCGAGTTGTGATGAGTTAACTACTCAAGCTTCATTAGACAAGTGGGAAAAGTGTTACAACTGTGAACGACAAGCGTGTCCAGAATGTGGTAAAGCATTTTGCGACCACGACCAGTAAGGAGAAACAAATGGAAGATAAGTATATGGAACCTGCCAATTGTGATTGGTGTGGTAAAGAATATGAGTTATCCGAAGGAACAAAAGTTATGGGTGACAACCTATGCTCTGAATGTACAGCAACATACGAAGAAGAAAGAGATGGTTATTAATGAAATGCGAACATGACTTAATCCATATATACGAAAAGCATGAGTGCGATGGATGTTGTGCTCAGTTTATATTAAAGGAGAGCAAATGAGAAAATACAACGTTAAAGTACAAGTTAACTTTGAAGGAGTCATTGAAGCTAATAGTGAGAAAGAAGCCGAGCAACTTGCTTGGACATCTTGGGGCCCATCATGTGATGACCCTATCACTTACGACTGCATTGAGTCTATTGAAGTAGATGATTTACCCCACTGTGAAGAGTGTGATAATCCTGATGAAGACTGTGAATGTGAAGAGGATGAAGAGTGAGACTTTATCTAATTAAGTTACTCAGTTATATCATAATGGGGTTATCAACATTGCAAGGACTACTTATTACGAAAGGCAATAAATGAATGTAGTAAAAGCAAAACTACTAGTGGTAAGACGTCACTGGTACCACAAAGGCCAACAGGCCGAACAAGCAAGAATTGTTGAACTACTTAGCAATATTGCTTGGACAACAATAACAAAGACAGATGATGACTCTCGTATGGTAAATACTAGAGACCTTGTCAAACTAATAGAAGGAGAAACAAATGGCTAAATATCGTATCGGTATTGTATTTGAGTACGAAACAGATAGCAATGGATATTTTGATTGGGAAGATGAGTATGAGATTGAAGAAGAGGACAAAGATGAAGACTTTGAACCTCGTAGTCAATCAGAATTACTTGAGTTACTCAAAGGAGAGTTCCTAGAAGTTATAGAACAGCAAGATGTAAGTGACATGGTAACCATTGAGGAGGTGAAATAATGGCACAAAAATATGTAAAGCACTTAACACTAGAAGAACTAGCTGACCGTTTAGCTGA